GAACGACATGACTTTGCCCATGATATAACGGATCGTGCCGTCGCTGCGGGTTTCGCGGAAGCTGATTTCGTCCTTGGACGCCAGCGCGGCAAGCAAGATGATCTGGCCCGCATTAGCGGAATCATAGCCCAGCGGGACCGTGATTGAACCGAAGTTCAAATCGCCGTGGAACTTGTTCACAATGCCGGTTTTGAGCGGCGTGAACGTGACCGGCGAATAGGCCGCGCCAAATTCGGGGACTTCCGAAACTTCCCCGATTTCGGTGAACGTCAGCGCAACGTATCCGGGGGCGTCAAATGTTGCGGGGGTTGCCGCCGAGACGGACAAAAACCCGCCGATGCCTTCAGTAAGTGCCATGATAATTTCCTTTCATGGGTGTGGATAGGCGGGATGCCTATTTCAGCTTGGGTTGATCAGTGTGGCTATCATGTTGGTGCAGCCCGTTACGTTGATAGCGCCCTGCAAGAACGCGCTAATCGTGTCGAGCGGGATTGCAATGGTTGCGGCGGCGGCCACAGAGCCTGCGTTGAAACCGGCTGCAACGCTGACGTTGCCGATACCTGCGACGGGCACTGTGGTGCCACCTGCGCCATCCAATATTGGCGTAAGCGCGCCGCAGTTCCGTTGCGCAGCATAAGAATCTGGCCTGTGCCGGGTTTGTAAACAAACGTGTTACTTGCCTTCATGATTGTTGGAGCCAAAGTACGCTGACCGCTGCCGGTCATCAGTGTTGGGACAATAGTGGCCATCGGTGCTACCTCTCGTTATTCAGGAATGATTGTGACGTGGACGACTTGGGTGTCAGGCTCTGGCACCTTGGCAGGTGGCGGCGGAAGCTCTGGCAGAATGCCGTCTGTAAACTCGACCAATACCTCACCGTCCGCGTCGGTGGCGTCGGCCACCGTGCCGGAATAGGTGACACCGTTGGGCATTGCAAAATGCAACACGTCGCCCGCCTTTGGCGTTTTGCCTTTGTATATCATGGCGGGTGTCGTGCCGGTCTTTGTCGGCATTGTGACGATCCGCGCGCCAGTGATTTTTTCGGTCTTTTTGCTCGATGTTTTCTTGTCCATATTCAGACACTCCTTTGAAAGATTGCGCGGCATCGGATCGATACGTTTTTGCGAAAGTATGCGCCGTCTATTGCGCCCGGTTGTGGGACGCCCATTTCCGCCACCTGAATTTGACCATCTCCGGCCGATAGTATAAAATCAATGGGGAATTGGTCAATGATGCGCTGCGCTTGGTCATCCGCATCATCCTCAAACGTGCCCTCCTGCACAAACACCGCCACAAACAGCCGAACGACCATCCGGCTTGACTTGGACAACCCGAAACGCTCAGGCGGGGTAAACGTGAAATAGGCCAGCCAATAAGGGGGCTCCGGGGTAACGTATTGCAGCGACGGCGCGTCATAAACCCCCGGCGCGTTTTCACCCCAAACGATAAGCGGGGCGGACGGCGTGGCGGCAAGGCGCGTGCGTAAAGCTGTTTTGATGTCTTTGTGATTCATCCGACCGCCGCCTTTGCTTTTGCAATAGATGACCGCACGATTGCGGGCCATTGATCAACGGCACCTTCCACAAAATGCGCGCCCACCTGACTGTATGTTCGGCCCAGTTTGTCCGGCCCTGTAAAGCCGTTATTTACACGGCGTGCATATTTTGCCGTCCAAGTGAACGTTGCCAGATCGCCACCTTTCATTTGCGGGGCCACCAGAATGTGTGACGCCTCACCTTCCCCAGAAGCGCCGCCAGCGATTGAAGATTGTAGACTGCCCCTCAGTTTGTTTTTTATAACTGGCATCCGCCCGCCGTTTCCTTTTGAAGTCTGGGCAACGGAAATGACAGATTGAGTTGCGTCTTTTAGAACGGCGTCGGTCCGGCGCTTTGTCTTTTTGGTCCACTGGTCCAGAGTGGCGAAGGTGTAATTCACCATCAGGTCAACCTCGCAAAGAAGTCAATAATGACGTCCTCGTAACACCGACACTGAATAATTTCCTCAGCCGGTGCGCCTAGGCTTGAGTCGAGTGGGTGCAACATGGAAAAGCCCCCAACGATAAACGGCTCGCCATATTGCACAGTCTGCCCGTTTGCAGCCGCATGTGTCTCGCGCACCTTGCCGTCGCCAGCGGAATCCCACTTAACTTTAATGTCCTGTGCCTGAATATCATTGTTCTGGTTCTCAATAAGCTGTGCGACTGCCTCATGCCGCCCCGCGCTCAAAGCCTTCATCGTCTCAGTCCGGGCAATGACCTCGCCACGCTGGCGCAATAACTTGTTGGAATACTGTTGTGCCATCCTGTCAATCTGTGACTGCGGTAAAGGTGTGCCGTCCCGAATGGCGCGAAAAATGGCCCCGTCATTTTGCCGATTGCGTGCTGTAAACGTGCTTTTCAGTGTGCCGTCGCGCCCAATCCAAAAGTCTTTGACCGCGCGCTGTTTTCCTGTGAGTGGATCGGTTATAATCCGTCGAACACCAACGCCGTTTGTAGACGACAGCGCGGTGCGCATGGATTGAACATGCTGCGCTTGGTTGCTGTGCAGCCCCACCAGTCCGCCTTGCCGCTTGCCGTTGACTACGCGCCCGCTGATATCCAGTGCAGTGCGCAGCGGCCCGGCACCAGCCTCAAGACCGGCGCGAATCGTCTGGGCGATCAGGACGCGCGTGTCGTCTAGTACCTCAGTCACCAGCCGCGATCCAAGATCCAGTGCGATACGTTCTGCCCGTTCGTTCCGGCCACCAAAGGACTGCACAACGCGGCTGCCGACCGGCGCGCGGCGGGTCGCGTGTTGGACCGCACCCATCTGATAATTGCCGCCTGCATTCATGGCCGCTGTGATTGCTGTATCGGTTTTGAACAGATCGGCCGCATCGAACCGCAGCGCGCGAAATGCGGCGTCAACATCACCGCGCGCAATGGCCGCTTCAAGCGCCTTCATATCCGCTTGGCTTTGGACTTGGCGCATGGCCGCGACAAACTCCGACTGGACGCTGGGCCAAGTCTGGTCCAGCAGCTTCAGGAAGGCTTTTCGAGTGTCGCGGGTTGTCATTAGTAATTCACCGTTGCAAGGCAGAGGTCAATCGCTTCGTCAGGCGTGAAGCCCTGCGCGATACTGGCATTGCAATGCAGGCGGCGCGTGGTGGCCAGCAGTTCCGCTTTGCGGGCCTCAAGCGGCATGGCGGCGTTGGTCACAAATTCCAGATCGTAAACGCCATCGGTCAGGATCGTTTCGGTTTCCGCTGCGGTCAATGTCATTGTTACAACGCCATTAACGCCGCCGAATGCAAGCCGACCGTTTGCCGTGGTCAATTCCACCATGAAGTCGGATGACGCCAAGGTCTGCCGGATTTGCATGCGCCCGGTCAGCCCGGTCAGATCGACAGGCGTGCCGCCCGCCGTTTGCAAAAATGTCAACACCTGCGAAAAATTAGAGCCTTGGTATATTTTGAGATCAACGCGCGCTGGAACGACCGTCATTTGCTTACCTTCACCATCCAAGATATTACATAGCCAGCGGAATCCATCGGGATAACTTCTTGCACCGGCCAATTTGCGCCGTAGACCGTCAGCACGTCCGAGGTGCTAGGGGTAATCGTGACGCCATAATTGACCAGAGAATATACCAACTCGCCCGCTCCCAATGCCAGCCCTGTCCGCTGCGTGTAAGCCTGTCCCGATGAAGGCTTGGCCGTAAACGTGTGGATGACCGGTGCGCCTGGCGTAGGGTTCCATTCCGGCCCCGTGGGCTGCCCTGTGCGGGTGATGGTCACATAGACCGCCTCAACCCCGTCACCCGCCTCACGCCCCGCCTCAGCATAGGCTAGGGCGACTTCTGCGGCAATGGCGGCCCCGCTCATACCAGCCTCGGGCCTGTCGAGTAGCCGTAAAGACCACCGCTGATGCACTGGCGCAGCATGGTTTCGATTTTGGTGGATCTTGGAACAGACGCGCCGCCCTTGCTGGCATCACCTGTCACGGTCCACTGGATGTCACCCACCTTAGTCAGAACCTTCTGATCGGCCGGCGTAAAGGTTTTGCTCCATATGCCCGGCGCTGCCACCTCAGCCATAGCGGCCTCATATGTGGCTTCCACGACATTGGCGCTTGCGACGGTGCAGGTCGATCCGGTCAGATATGTGAATTGAATGTAATCGGACGCCCGGACCAGTGCCTGCAAAGTCGCGGGGTTGTCAGCGATTACCGTGCCGCGCGCCCCGGCATATGCGATTAATGCTGTGACGGTGCCGATCATCTTGTGACGCTCCAATAAAGGGGCGGGCCATTACAGCCCGCCGTTGATTATTTCTTGCCGGTTGGCATGGCTTCAGCCTTGGCCGGCACAAGCCATCCGCTTCCGATCCACCCGGCCACGCCCTCATTCTTTGCCAGATCGGCAGAGATTAGAACGTCGCCGCCGGGCTTGACCTCAGTGCCGTCCGGCAGGATCAGCGTGCCGGGGTAAGTGCTGATGTGACGGGTCATGCCTACAGCCCCGTCCCATATCTCACCGCCGCTGCTGTGCGAATGCTGACCGGTGCAAAACGGAATGCACCATAAGTCCGGACCTCAAGCCCATAAGCCTGGGGCGCAAGGAACATCAGCGGCATGGGCATATGCAGCTTCACCACGCTTGGATCGTTGCGGTAAACCACCATTTTGTTGGTCAGATTGTGGTCGGCCATGATGTTCAATGGCAGGCCGGTCTGAGCGGTGTAGACGTTGGCGCGCCGGATGAAGTCCAGCACGGTCGTGTCGCTTTCTGCGGCAAGCTGGCGGGTGGCCAGATCACCGAATTGCAGGATCGGCAGCACGACGGTATCACCAAACTGCGTTCCCAGGCTTGTCGATTGCACGCCCGACAGCAGACCGTTGACGAAGGCAAGAATGGCCTGCGGCGTGGAAAGCGCAAAGGTCGCGGCGCTTGCCACACTGGTGATGCCCGTGGTGTTGAAGAAACCTTCAATCCCCATGTCGGTGTTGCCGATCAGCGCCGTGCTGTTGACCAGCATTTCGTAAGCCATGCGCGCCGCATTGGCACCTTCAGTAGGGAGGTTCATGCCAATCTGTGCCGCCGCGCCGATTTCCTCAATCGAATAGGAATACATGACGCCCGCCATGTTGACGGTCTGTTCGAATTTGCCCGTGGTCACATCAACGCGCGGGATGTCATCGCCCTTGCCGTTGATGAACTTGGCGCGCCCGACCGAATCCTGGGTGAAGAACGTAACGGATGCGGCGAATTGATTTGCCGACGTGTCCACCTGCATCATGCGCGGGTATTGGATCGTCGGGTAGGGTTTGCGCATAACCTCGGCTTCGATGTGGCTGCGCTGCGAAATGACGTAGCCCAAAGCGGCGGGCGCGTCCATGATCTGCATATTCATTTTTATTGCTCCTTACGGCAGATACACGCGAACAAGATCACCGATCCCGCCCGAGGTTTCAAATTTGGCACCAGTAATCGTGGTGGCCAGGCCATCACCGATTACGCCGGTCGCCGCAGTAAAGGTCACGTCATCACCAGGGTCAACGGCGGTCGTTGCCGTAACCCAAACAGTGCCCTTCCGCAGAATACCAGCCATTTCACCGACGATGTATTGATCGCCAACGCGGGCTTTGTCGGCAATTGCTATTCCTTCAAAGCCTGTTCCGCCGAGTTTAACCGCTCCGTCGATGACGCCGTCACGGCCAACCACGAGGCCGAACGCAACTACGGCAGTGGTGACACGCTTGGACACCACGTCTTTGACTTGCTGACCCTCGGCAATCATGCCGGGAAGGCCAAGGGGCATTGCAGCAACAGC